CTGGAGGACGGTGCCAAGGAGGTGTTTGACTAATGTTCACCCTTTACAGTGCTGACTACATCAATTCTCCCGGCAACTGCTCCTATCCCCACAAAATCACCGTAGCGGACGAGGCAACCCTCACCGCTGCGGTTAGCCGCGATTACGTATGTGCGGAGTACATGAACTGCTACCGAAACAACGATAACTTCCTCGGCTCGGACTGTCTGCCCGTGGACTGTGACAATGACCACTCCGAGAACCCCGCTGATTGGGTCACTCCTGCTGATGTTCAGGCGGCTTTCCCCGGTATCAGCTTTGCCGTGCATTACAGCCGCTTCAATATGCGTGAGAAAAACGGCAAGCCTGCTCGTCCCAAGTTCCATGTGCTGTTTCCCATCGAATACATGACGGACGCTGCCGCCTACAGCGAAATGAAGAAACTGGTCAATACCATCTTCCCGTACTTTGATACCAAGGCTCTGGATGCGGCTCGTTTTTTCTTCGGCACCAGTAGCCCGGAGGTGGAGTTGTTCCCCGGAGAGATGACCTTGAGCGAATATCTGTCCGGTGACGAATTCGATACGGAGATGCCCGGCGGCTCCCACGGTGGTACACAGGTCATTCCCGAAGGCAGCCGTAATGCCACCATGTCCCGCTTCGCCGGCCGTGTCATCAAAAAATACGGTGACAGCGAAGAAGCCTTCAACTGCTTCATGGAAGAAGCGGAAAAATGCACGCCACCTTTGGAGCATTCTGAACTGATGACCATTTGGCACTCCGCACAGAAGTTCTATGCCAAGGTGCAACAGCAGGACGGATATGTCCCACCCGAACTGTACAACGATGAAAACTCCTACAAGCCGGATGATTTCTCCGATGTGGGACAGGCAGAGGTATTGGCAAAGCACTTCTCCGGCGAACTGCGTTATTCTCCCGCCACACACTATATCCGCTACAACGGCCGTTATTGGCAGGAAACCGAACCCGGTTCTCAGGCAGTTGCCCACGAACTGACCCGCCGTCAGATGAAAGAGGCTTCTGCGGATATGCTGTCCGCCCTTGCTGCTCTCAAGGCTTGCGGTGCACAGGATATTCTGGACAACAACAGTAAAACCAAGGCCGAGGGCATGATGAGTGACGAGCAACTTGAAGCATACAAGGCATTCCTGGCTGCAAAGGCATACCAGTCCTACGTCATTCAGCGCCGTGCATCCAAGAATATCACCGCAACGCTGAAGGAGTCCCGTCCGATGCTTGAAATCACACCGCAGGATCTGGACGCAAATCCCTTCTTGCTCTGCACACCGGATGCTACCTATGACCTGCGTCTCGGTATGGCAGGTGCGAGAGAGCATTCCCCGGAGGACTTCATCACCAAGACCACAACCGTTTCTCCCGGTGACCGTGGTAAGCAGATCTGGCTCGACTGTCTGGACACCATCTTCTGCGGTGACCGGGAACTCATCGACTATGTGCAGATGATCTGCGGTCTTGCCGCCGTTGGCAAGGTGGCGGTCGAAGCCCTCATCATTGCATACGGCTGTGGTCGAAACGGTAAGTCCACCTTCTGGAACTCCATCTCCCGTGTCCTTGGTCTGTACAGCGGTAACATCTCAGCCGACACGCTGACCTTCGGATGCCGCCGTAACGTAAAGCCGGAAATGGCAGAGGTCAAGGGCAAGCGTCTGCTCATCGCAGCGGAAATGCAGGAAGGCGCTCGTTTGAACGATTCCACCGTCAAGCAGCTTTGCTCCACCGATGACATCTTTGCGGAAAAGAAATACAAAGATCCCTTCAGCTTCTCTCCGAGCCACAGCCTGGTGCTGTACACCAACCATCTCCCTCGCGTCAGCGCATCCGATGATGGTACCTGGCGCCGCCTCATCGTTATTCCGTTCAACGCCAAGATTGAGGGCAAAAGTGACATCAAGAACTACGGCGACTACCTTTACCAGAACGCGGGCGAGAGCATTCTTGCCTGGATTATCGAGGGTGCCAAAAAGGTAATCGACCTGGAGTATAAGTTTGCCGTTCCCGCTATCGTGCAAAAAGCCATTGACGATTACCGCAATCAGAATGATTGGTTCGGAAACTTCCTGGCAGAAAAATGCGATGTCGGTGACGGTCTGAAGGAAAGTTCCTCTGCGCTGTATCAGGCATACCGCAACTACTGCCTGGACTGCAACGAGTATGTGCGTAACACCGCAGATTTCTACCTTGCCTTGGAGAACGCAGGCTTTGAGCGTTTGGTGGTGAGCCGCAAACGTTACTTTAAGGGTCTGTGCCTTAAGTCCGAGGACGAGGATTTTCTGAACTAATCACGGCAATGACAAGGTGTATCAAGGTCATATATAAAAGTTTTCTTAGGGTAAAAAAACGAAAAAATCACATAAGAAAAAGTTTAGTAAAAGACCTTGATACACCTTGCACTCAGCCGGAATGGAGTAAGCATTATGAGAGAAAAAGCAATCGAACATAAATTAACCCTGATGGTAAAGAAGCGCGGCGGCATCTGTCCGAAGTTCGTGTCTCCCGGATATGATGGGATGCCCGACCGAATAGTTCTTCTGCCGGGTTGCCATTTTGCCTTTGTGGAAGTAAAGGCTCCCGGTGAGAAGCCCCGCCCGCTTCAGCTTTCAAGGCACAAGTTATTACGCAGACTCGGCTTCCCGGTGTATGTACTGGATGACGAGTCCCAGATCGGAGGTATCCTTGATGAGATACAAACCACATGATTATCAGCAATTTGCTGTGAACTACATTGAAACCCATCCCATTGCCGCAGTCCTGCTTGATATGGGTCTTGGCAAAACAAGCATCACTTTGACGGCAATTTTCAATCTCCTGTTTGACAGCTTCGAGGTTCATAAAGTCCTGGTCATCGCACCGCTGCGAGTGGCACGGGACACATGGACGGCTGAAGTGGATAAATGGGATCACCTACAGAGCCTCATCTGCTCCGTTGCCGTTGGCACCGAGGCAGAACGAAAAGCGGCACTCATGCGACCTGCTGATATTTACATCATCAACCGTGAGAACGTCCAGTGGCTCATCGAGGAAAGCGGTATCAAGTTCGACTTCGATATGGTGGTCATTGACGAACTGTCCTCTTTCAAGAACCACAGCACAAAACGCTTCAAGGCTCTTATGAAAGTACGGCCCTGTGTCAGACGCATCGTTGGTCTGACCGGCACTCCCGCCTCCAACGGTCTGATGGATCTGTGGGCAGAGTTCCGGCTGCTTGATATGGGCCAGCGCCTTGGCAGGTTCATTACCCAATACCGCAACAACTACTTTATGCCGGACAAGCGAAACGGCATGGTAATTTACAGCTACAAGCCTCTGCCGGATGCCGAAGATGCCATTTATAAGAAAATCTCCGACATCACCATTTCCATGAAGTCCACCGACCACCTTCAGATGCCGGAACTGATAAACAGCGAATACACCGTGCGCCTTTCCGACTCCGAGCAGGAGGACTATGAGGATATGAAGCGTGAGTTGGTGCTGAATATCCCGGAGGGTGAAATCACCGCCGCCAATGCCGCGTCCCTTTCCGGTAAGCTGAGTCAGCTTGCAAACGGAGCCATTTATGACGATGACGGTGATGTCCATAACATCCATGACCGAAAACTGGATGCCCTGGAGGACATTATTGAATCCGCAAACGGCAATCCCGTCCTTGTGGCTTACTGGTTCAAGCATGACCTTGACCGCATCACCGACAGGCTAAAAAAATGCCATATCCCATATTCCAAGCTGGACACTTCTGACAGTATCCGCAGATGGAACAACGGTGAAATTTCCGTGGCTCTGATTCATCCCGCTTCTGCCGGTCACGGACTCAACCTTCAGTCCGGTGGCTCCACTTTGGTGTGGTTCGGCCTTACCTGGAGTTTGGAACTTTACCAACAGACCGTAGCCCGTTTATGGAGACAGGGTCAGACCTCCAAAACCGTGGTGGTTCAGTACATCATCACCAAGGACACCATTGACGAGCGTATTATGAAGGCTCTGCACACCAAGGAGCGCACACAGACCGCCCTTATCGATGCAGTCAAAGCCGATTTGAAAATCTGAGACAATCTATGAAAATCCGTGCCAATCCGAGAATCCAGAGAATACGGAGGTACGAATATGGACCCTTATCAGGCATTAGCCAACGCAATTGTCGAAACCGCTGTAAGAGATTACAAGACGGCTTTGAAATATCACTATGCCCACCCGGACAAGAAGGAATATGCAGATGAAGTTGAGTCATTGGAGCGTTTCTTCCGTTCTGGTTGGTACGAGCTGCTCACCGACCTTGACAGCGAATATCTCATGAACGGTGTCCGTGGTATGGTTCGCAAGGAGGTGGCTGCATGACCGCAAAGGAATATCTCTCCCAGGCATACCGTCTGGATCAGCGAATCCGCAGCAAGCAAGAGCAGATTGCTTCGCTGAATGACCTTGCTACCGACTGTTCTGCCACATTGACGGGTATGCCCAGAAATCCAAACCGTGGTGGCTCCCGTATGGCGGATGCCGTTTGCAAGATCATAGATCTTGAGAATGACATTGCCAAGGATATGGAAAAGCTTGTGGAATTGAAGGCTGAAATCATCTCCACCATCAAAGCGGTGGAATGCATCGAGTATCAGCTGATTTTGGAGAAGCGTTATATCAGTGATAAGTCCTGGCCCGAAATTGCTGTGGACTTAGGCTACAAAATGCGCCATCTGTACAAGCTGCATGATGAAGCACTCGCAGCAATAAAAATTCCTGAAAAATATTTGTCCGTGCAGTAAATGGCACTATTTCGCACTCCCCATTAGTGGTATCATTATAATGGCGAAAGAGAATACAACAGAGGCCTTGTGGGAGAAATCCTGCAGGGCTTTTCTTATGCCCGGAAAGGAGTGGTTCAGATGGGCTACCGCAAGGTCAGCTACCTGGAACAGGTCTGGTACGTCATCAAGTACAAGCTGGGCGAGGTGTTCCGCAGGAGGTGAAAAATGTAATGCCAAGAAAACCAAAACGACCGTGTTCTCATCCCGGCTGTCCCAAGCTGACGGATGGTAGGTTCTGTGAGGAACACGCAAAGCAAGAAGCCAAACGCTACGAGAAGTACGACAGAGACCCTGCTGTACGCCGTCGTTATGGCCGCGCTTGGAAACGCATCCGTGACAGCTATGCAGCACAGCACCCACTGTGTGAGTTGTGCCAACAGCAAGGACGGCTTGTCCCCACCGAGGAGATACACCACAAGACACCGCTGTCCGAGGGTGGAACTCATGCAAGGGACAACCTCATTGCTCTCTGCAAGTCCTGTCACAGCAAGATCCACGTAGAGCGTGGTGACCGCTGGCATAACCGCTGACCCGGAGGGGCGGGTCAAATCTCTGTGACCTTTGCCCTGGGTAACGGTGCCGGGGTCACGTGTGCAAAAACGCAAAAGTTTTTAGGGGAATAGCCCCAGACCGATTGGAGGTGTGAAAAATGGGTCAACGAGGACCTAAACCCGGCAGTGGTGGCAGACCGAAAAAAGCCATTGCTGATAAGATCGCCGAAGGAAATCCCGGCGGCAGACCGCTGACTGTCATCGATTTCAAAGACAGCGCTGCAGATCTGGAAGGTCAGGCAATGCCGAAGCCTTCTGAATACCTATCCGCAAAGCAGAAAGACGGCTCTACGCTCTGCGCTGCGGAAATTTACGAAACCACATGGAATTGGCTGTCCGAACGTGGCTGTGCAGCCATTGTATCGCCCCAACTGATTGAACGTTTTTCTATGGCAAGCGCCAGATGGATTCAGTGCGAGTCCATCACCAGTGAATTGGGTTTCCTGGCGAAGCATCCTACTACAGGTGCAGCCATCCAGTCTCCCTACGTTGCAATTGCCAATCAGTACATGACGCAAGCCAACCGTCTGTGGTCGGAAATCTTCCAGATTGTCCGAGAAAACTGCACCGGGGAATATAACGGTGCAAGCCCCCAGGATGACGTGATGGAAAGATTGCTTCGTGCAAGGAAGGGGTAACGCATGGTTATAGCAAAAATTGAAGTTAGCGGTACAAATGCTACCGTTATTTGGAGCAGTGAGATTCCCAAGGGCCTTGTCGGTGGTAAGGTGCAAATCGAGTATACGGATGCAGGCTGGGATAAGCTGAATAAAACCGTAGTGTTCCGTGGTGCTGTGACAAGAGATGTATTGGACAACGGCACGGAAGTAGTCATTCCGGCAGAAGCGCTATCCCGCTCCGGTGTGAATTTATATGTGGGTGTCTACGGCACCGATGCTGAGAACAACCTGGGTATTCCTACCTTTTGGGCGAAGCTGGGTGTTATCCGTGATGCCGCTGACCCGAATGACGATCCTGCAGCAGACCCCTCTCTTCCAATCTGGGCGAGGCTGTTAGAACGGATACCGGATTGGCAGGCCCCGCCCGATCATGATAACCACATTCTTAACCGTACCCATTGGTGTAGTGTTGAATCTGTTGACCACACCTTCAACGGTGACATGACCGGAAAAACCGTCATATCTGCCGGGAACGGATACAACTTTGTGAAAGTATCGGATGCATTGGTCACCGCAGAGGATTTGGTTGGTGCAACCGTTACCCTATGCGAGGGTGATGAGGAAGGCACTATAGAAATCCCGGAGGAGGCCATTCAAGATTTGAGTAGCGATGGGTTTCCCGCGATTGCCGTTTCCGAATTTATTGTCTGTGTACAGCAGGATTTTTCTGCGTTCGGGATGACATTTGAGACAGGTGTCTATTTTCTGTGTGTCACCGAGGAAGGCATTCCTGTCGGCTATGTGAAACATCTATCTGCCATTCCTTCGGAGCAAGAGGTCATCCACAAGCTGGATAACAAGTACATTGATGCCGAGTGGATGGCAAACCGCAGTAACGGCAGCGAAGAAGTTTTGGCTGAAGCATCGCAGAAGTTTTACTCTTCCGGCTCTTGTCAGCAATCCTTTCAGTTTTCTTTGGAGGGTGGAGAAACCTATGCTGTAACATGGGATGGAGAAAAGCATATCTGCAAATGCAATTACATTGCTGTTGAGGATTTCCAGTTCCCATATATCGGCAATCTTTCCCTCGTTGAAGATGAATACCAGGACACCGGAGAACCTTTCTGTCTGCTGAATTATGCCATTTTCTATATCAATCTTGGTACGATGATGTTCGCACAGCCTTCCGAGAGCGAGACTTACCATACCGTAGGCGTTTATCGTGAAGGAAATATTCGCAACCGGATTCCCTTTGAGTTCCTGCCCAACAGCTATACATTTCCATCTGACCTCTCCTATAGCGGTGTCGATGATGACCAATTGAACACCGCGTACTTCCACCTTCAGATGGGAGGCAAGGTGAATGCCTATTACCAAGGGGATCTGTACCGTGTGTTGGCAATCGACCTGGACCTGTTCGATGGTTGGTACAACAGCATGGTTCTGGCGGGTGATTCCGCCATCCGTATTTGGCATAAGCGCAAAGGGTGGTTTCACTATGAGCCTCGGAGGTTCACGCTCTGTACGGGTGATTATGACGAATCAGACCGATATGGGAAAAAGTTTGAAATAACCGTTACTCCGGAAGGTGTCCTGCAGACCACGGATATTACCGGATACACCGCAGAATAAATGGAGGAAAAATCTATGATTGAAAAAGTAAATCCGTGCCACCCGGATAAGGTGGCAGACAGAATTGCCGGAGCCGTGGTTGACCTGGCTTACGCAATTGACGAAAATCCCAAGGTGGCTGTGGAGGTTCTCATTGGCCACGGTGTATGCCATGTTATCGTGGAAACAACTGCTACTCTGAACAAGGCAGACATCATTGACGCAATCCACCGCATTGCCGGGAAACTGGACACCGATGTGGTCAACGTTCCCCAGGATGCCCATTTGACCGAGAACCAGGCGGACGGCGTTCGCTGCGGTGACAACGGCA